TAGTATATGAACATGACCCTGACGGAGAACCACGAATAAGAACCTACAGGGGTAATAACCATTTCGAGAATAACATGCTGATGTATTTGGCAGAGCAATTGATAGACCGTAACCAACGTGATAAATGGGATTCTGTATTGGGTGAAATAATTGATGGGAAAGATGGGCAATTTATATAGGGGAATCATACACACACGTTTGTTAATTGAGTAAGGGTATTATACTCCAAAACTACTTACCCCCTCTTAAAACGTCTCCTATGGCACTACTTCGGGCAGTATTTCATTGAAACAATCCATATTTCTGCACTTTTGTTAAGAATTGCATAATAGAATTATCTGCAATAATCTGCACTAAATCACCATAATTAAAAACCTTTTATCTTTTCTTTTATATTATTTTCTTTTCTGTTTGGGAAATATATTAATAGCTAATATTAGCAGGTAGATGGTAATAGCTAATAATAGTATATTAATAATATACTACTAATCTATTAATAATCTATTATCCTTCCTTTCTAATAATCTAATATACAATCTTAATTAAAGAGAAGATTGTATATTAGTAGCTTAATACCCTATAAGATAATTGAATTCAGGTCTTTACTCTCTCTATTTTTTTTAGGGGGATATTATTTTAACGGGGTAAATTCCTCATTGCATTATATATTCTTTAGTGATATTTTAGTTGGGATATGCAGAACAGGAGTAGATAATGTCAGGACAATTTACAGAGAGCAGTCCATTCGCTAAGAGTGCAGTACGTAAGTCAGTAGCCAAGCAGAAGGCTCAGGAGATACAGGCAAGACGTAATGACATGATATCTATGAGGATAGAGGGAAAGACTAACGCAGATATACAGGCTAAGTACTCTGCACTGTCCCCAAAGCATGTAAAGAGGGAGATTGACAGTGCATTACGTGTCTCTACCAAGAAGGCAGAACGTCAGGCATCTCTATTACGTCAGGAACTGCTGCTGAAGTATCAGAATTTATACAGTATATTTTACCCCGTTATGGTAGAGCAGTTAAGAGTCGGGGTAAAGGACATAGAAGAGACAGGGGAAATTAGCCTGAACTATCAGAACAATGTAGCCTTCGATAATGTGATGCGGGTAATGAGAGAGATGAGAGAGTTGATTGGCACTGACCCTGATAAATCTTTAATTAATATTAATAACACGCAGCAGAATTTAATAATAGAAGGAGATGATGACCCTAGAGAAATCCTTTACAATAAAGTCCTTAGCATCAGGGACAGAACAGGAAGTACAGGCGAAGTTACAGGCACTAAGGAAACTAACACCCGAACAAGCTGAGAACCTGATATACAGGTGGGACTTCCACGCAAGACCTGAGCAGTTAGCACCTGATGGTAATTGGCGGACATGGTTGGTCATGTCGGGGAGAGGATATGGCAAGACGAGAATGGCTACAGAGTGGTTAAGGGGTAGGGTATTATCAGGGTATAGAAGGATAGCTATAATAGGCAGGACACCTGCTGATGTGAGAGATATACAAATAGAGGGGGAATCAGGAATATTAAATTGCACCCCAAAAAATGAAAGACCCTTATATGAACCTACAAAAAGAAGATTAACATGGAAAAATGGTGCAGTAGCATTAGCATTCAGCAGCCATGAGCCTGACCATTTAAGAGGAGTGCAGTTTGATACTGCAATATGCGACGAGTTAGCCTCTTGGGTATATGCTCGTGATACATGGGATAATTTACAGTTCGGCATGAGATTAGGAGACAACCCACAGGTAATGATAACTACTACTCCCAAGCCTATGGGATTATTAAAAGAAATAATGAAATCAAATACAACAGTTTTAACTAAGGGAAGTAGTTATGCTAATAAGGCGAATTTAGCACCCCAATTTTTTGACCAAATTTTAGAAAAATATGAAGGAACAAGAGTAGGCAGACAGGAAATATATGCAGAATTATTAGATGAGGCAGAGGGAAGTTTATGGAAACGGGATTGGATTGAAACTACAAGAAAAGATGCCGCCCCCGAAGAGTTGCAGAGAATTGTAGTGGCAATAGACCCTGCGGTAACTGCAAAAAAAGATTCTGATAATACAGGGATTGTGGTGGCGGGGATTGATGATGAAAGAAGGCTATGGATATTAGAAGATGCGAGTGGAAGATTCACACCTGACCAATGGGGAAAAATAGCAGTAAAATTATATAAAAAATATATGGCGGACAGAATAGTTGCTGAGGTAAATAATGGGGGGCTTATGGTAGAGCAGGTATTAAGACAGGTGGATTCAGATATACCATATAAGGCGATATACGCAACAAAAGGAAAACGGACAAGAGCAGAACCAATTTCTGCATTATACGAGCAGTTAAAAGTACACCATGTTGGAAGATTAACAGAACTAGAAGATGAGTTATGTAATTGGAAACCAACAGATAGTGTTTCCCCTGACAGATTAGATGCGTTGGTATGGGCATGTACTGAATTACTAGGTGGCGGAAGTCCGCAAATCAGGTGGATTTAAGATGATTTTATTAAAAAACAGGCTAAAAACGTCTATTCTAAGAGGTCTAAAAAAGTTTTGGGGTATATATACTCATCAAAATTATTTAAAGTGCCTCTATGAAAATGGCATTTACTGAAGGAGAAAGTATGGCATGGTATAACAAGCTGAATCCGTTTGGCAGCACAATAGAAAAAAGTTTAAATTCAGAGGACTCAAGATTATGGACTACATATAATTCAACAGTTTCAGGCGGAACTACCTTACAGGCTTATATAAATTCCTACGGGAATGTGGGTTGGGTTTTTGCTTGTGTACAACGTATCTCGTCTGCAATTGCAGATACGGAATGGATATTAAAGAAAACCGACGGTGATAATTCAGTAATTCCAAATCATTCTTTATTAGACCTGCTCAATTTTGTGAATCCGTTTCATACAGGAATGGAGATGATGGAACAGACTCAGACTTATATTGATTTGGTTGGTGAGGTATTTTGGTTAATATTAAAAGACAGGGCGGGGAGACCGTCAGAAATATGGGTGATAAATCCAAATAAAGTAAAAGTAGTTCCGAGCAAGAAAGATTATATAGCAGGATATGTATACGAGAATGCAGAACAATCAATCCCGTTAGATACCTCTGATATTATTCATATCAAGATGCCTAATCCTATCAATCCGTACAGAGGTATTTCTGCGGTGGCATCTATCATGCAGGATGTTGATGCAGAGAAATTTAGCAGCCAATATAACAAGGCATTTTTTCAAAATTCTGCTGCTCCCTCAGGAGTGATTTCGTTTGATGGAACGTTATCAGACACCCAATATGACAGGTTAAAATTTCAGTGGCAGCAGTCACATCAGGGAGTAAGCAATGCTCACAAGATAGCCATATTGGAAGGTGGTGCAGATTGGAAAGATACAGGTATGTCACAAAGGGATATGCAGTTTAAGGAATTAAGATTAATGAACAGAGATGTCATACTTGGGGCGTTCGGAATGCCTCTTTCGGTATTGGGCATCTCAGAGACCGTAAATCGGGCAAACGCTGAAAGTTCGGAATACACCTTCGCTAGGTGGGTAGTAAGACCAAGATTACAGAGGATAAGAGCCAAACTTAACGAGCAGTTTGTACCATTATTTAATGAGAAGAATTTAAAGCTAGATTATAACGACCCCGTTCCTCAGAATGTAGAGAGAGATTTGGCGGTTGCTAATCAGGCATTTCAGGCAGGATATATAACTAGGAATGAGGCAAGAATTAGATTGGGATTAGAACCCGTCGGTAACGGTGATATATTTCTTACCCCGTTAGCAAGTATAGGAGAACCACTACAGAGAGGATTGTTGCAGAAAGCCAATACAACTCCCGAATCAGCAGTGCTAGATTCTGCAACTATTATGAAGGAAAGCAGGTGGAAGTCTTTTATAGAATCACAAGAACCTTTACAACAGGAGTCAGAAGATACCATTTATGGGTTCTTACAGAAACAGGAAAAGTCCATTGCCAAGTTTATTGAGGACAGAGTAAAAGACAATGGCAGGTGGGAGTCAGAAATAGGAAATCTTGAAATAGAATGGAGAGATAAAACTGCCTCAATGATTTATCCAATAATTGAAAAGGCATTTATAGTTGGCGGAAAAACTACAGAGGAAAATATTACGGACAGAGTAAACAGATTAGAGCAGAGAAATTATACTGTTAAACAAGACCCTGCCATACAATACGGTTATGTATTTACTGCAACAAGTCCATCTGCACTTGCTACCATGAGAAGTAGTGTAGTGGCAAGTGTTATGAGTAAATCAACCTTTGCTAAGGTAAGGAAAACAGTTATTACAGGAGTGATAGCAGGACAGGGTGCTACAAACATAGCAGCTACTTTGGTTGCATCTAATATTTTATCTTCACGAAAGAAAGCCAACATGGTTGCTAGGACTGAAACTCTAGGTGCTATAAATGCAGGTAACGTGGAATCAGCAGAACAATCGAAAGTTGTAAAAGAGAAAGAATGGATAACAACACTAGACGGAAGTGAAAGAGATTCACATGCAGATATGGATGGAGTACGGGTGGGCATCAATGAACAATTTGATGTTGAGGGTGACAAAATGTCAGCACCTGCTCAGGGTGCAGACCCCGAACAAAATATTAATTGCAGATGTACAATATTGGAAGTTTTAGATGTTGATGCGTTAGCTACGTTAAGTACAAACCGTGCATATAGCTTAAATAAGCCTCAGAATGCCACAAAATCAACCGACAGGGTTCTGAATAGTCCTGTCACACCCCAAGCAAGTACGGGTACGCAGGAAACGGCAAATTACACATATCCAATATTAGAGGCTAGATGTCCGCAGTGCAAAAAACTGCTAGGCAAGAAACTTACGGGGGCAATTGCAATATTCTGTAACAGATGCAAGGTAGAGATTAAATTTGATGCAAGAGAGAATAAGGCATACATACTGAATTAAACTCTCAAAAGTTGATTGATATATTGGTGATGTCATTCTCTCATAGGTATGCCTTTAGTTTGCATCACCAAAATAAAAGAGGGACACAATAGTGTCCCTCTTTAAACTCCCGTTGTAACTGATGTTATCTATGTATAAAATCCCTAAGTGCTTTCCAAAGTTTTCCATTTGAACTATCGGGATATACAAAACCTGCATTGGTTCTCAACTCTATTAAAGACTTTAATTCTGAAGGAGTAAGAGATACGGCTATCTTGGTACAATCATCACTAGCATAGTGTGGTACTGAACTTGATTTGAATGCGTAACACATTGAACATTTATTTACTTTATAATACTTACTCATTTTTAACCTCTCTTTAATGGGGGGAATTACACCCCCCGTGATTTAATTTTATTGATATAGTTTAGTTACTTTCCCATCCCAATCATCACTGCCTACTGCCATCAACACTGAGTCCGCTTTTAATCTAGCATTCCTCATTTGTACTTTAGTGAATGTTGATTGACCCACTAATGAATAGCTACCTGCACTACCCACTACCATGTCTGCAACTCTTTGAGTATTCTTACTCATTGCTCTGCCTCTCTTACCTACTGCCAAGTCCTTTGCTCTGCCTCTTGCGTAGTCACTTAATCCACCCATTGCATCATCTGTAGGATAGAGGCTAGTGGTTACATACTTTAGTTTTAAACTCTTCAGCATTGTTCTCACTGCTTGTTTTACGAAGGCATTGTGAACCTTATCGTATTTAGCACTGTCTCCCATGCCTCTTAGCCTGTTAAGTACCACACAATCAACTAGTAATCTTGAAGGAACTGATACTGATACTAAGGATTTTCTTTTAGCAGATTTAACATCAACTCTTCTCATTGCCTCATTCATAAAAGCCTGAGTTAAGTAAACCCAATTAGATACTTTCACAAAGTCGGTAGTTCCACCGTGTTGCCTGAACTCTACAGTGTATCTAGGACTGAAGTTTATCGCATACCTGCCACTGTTTCCTGTCCTTCTAGCATTCATTCCGCTAGGGTCACTTGCTGACTCTAATTGCCTATCATTGGCAGCATCAGTTTTTCTAACTAAGTCACTTGTGTAATTAAAAACCCCGTATGAACCATTGTCACCTGCTCTGCTAGAGGGCAACATTGCTGATAGTGCTATTGCGTTAGCATTGTAAAGG